AGAGTTAAAGCCACAGGTTCTTCCTTAGAGTTTTCAGGTAATGGATTAGATTTTGTCGATGGTTCTTCTGCGAGTTATCTTTTCAGAGGAATAGCTGCCGGCGCTTTTGAAGCATATTACTCAGGTGTTAAGAAATTCGAGACAACAGCAAACGGTGTTTGTACAAACGGACTTACTGTTGCAGGTAACATAAGCGCTCTTGGCAGTCTTAGCGCTGGTCTCGGAGAGCATGTTGCTGTTTGTAATAGTTCTTACGGCGGATTTATATCTGGCGGTCGCGATTTAGCTGATATATTTGCAACATCATCCGGTAACGTTGATGGTTCTGGTACTGCTAATTATTTACCTGTCTTCTCTGATTCAGACACAATAGCTAATAGTATAGCTTGTCAAAATAGTACACGATTAACAGTCGCTGGTAACATAAGCGCTTGTAGCGGTCTTAGTGCTACCGGCTCTGTGTGTAACTATTTTGCTGGTAATGTTGGTATTGGTACTAATAGACCGTCGAAAAATTTAGATGTAGATGGTACATTGAGAGCTACA